TTGATGAGAAGATTACTCAAGCAACTACAGGTGCAGTAGGAAAAGTTGTAGAGTGGGATTCAGCAAACAGAATATTATACTACATACAAACTAGACACAATGATAGTGGCGCAGACGCAAATGGAAACAAAACAGCATTTAGTGGTACAAACATAATTACAAGTGCTTCAAGTGCAACAGGTACTCCAGGCAGCGCTACTGAAACCGTAGATCAAGTTTCGTTCACTAGTGGTTATGCAACTCCAGAATTAGATCACGATTCAGGTAATGTTTTATACATTGAAAACAGAGCCCCAATAACAAGGACAGCAGACCAAACAGAGAACGTAAAGTTGATTATAGAATTTTAAGGAGATAAAAGACTATGCCAAGTCCAACAGATTTTAATTTATCTCCCTATTATGATGATTTTGATAAGTCTAAAGGTTATCATAGAATACTTTTTAGACCGGCCTTTGCCGTTCAAGCGAGAGAGTTAACCCAATCACAAACGATTTTACAAAATCAAGTAGAGAATCTATCAGATCATCTATTTGAAAAAGGTGCTATGGTTATACCTGGCGAAGTTGGGTATGATTTACAATATGGCGCAGTAAAACTTTCAGCAAAATCTCTATCAACATTATCATCTTATAACGGAGTAAAATTAACAGGTGCAACATCTGGTGTAGAAGCTCTTGTTGTAAATTATACAGATACAACTGGTACAGATCCAGATACTTTATATGTAAAATATACAAAAACAGGAACAGATAATTCTACTTTAAAATTTACAGATGGTGAGACCGTTAATTGTACGGTTGATTCAGTTTCACAATCGGTAACGGTTGATACAACAGAAACAGGTTCAGCAGCTTCAGTTGAGGCTGGTGTTTATTATATTAATGGATTTCAAGTTGATGTTTCTCAACAAACAATCATATTAGACAAATACACAAACTCTCCATCATACAGAGTTGGTTTAGATGTATCAGAAAGTTTTACTACTTCTAATGATGATTTATCTTTAAATGATAATGCTCAAGGTTCATCTAATCAAAATGCTCCTGGTGCTCATAGATTTAAAATAAATTTAACATTAAAAAAATTAGCAATAGGTTCTGCTGAAGATAGCAACTTTATAGAATTATTAAGATTAAAAAATGGTGTTGTTCAAAATCAAGTTCGTAGTTCTGAATATGCTGTATTAGAAGATACGTTTGCTCGTAGAACGTTTGACGAATCAGGTTCTTATGTAGTAAGAGGTTTTGATATAGATTTAAGAGAACATTTAATTGATGGAAACAATAGAGGAATTTATACATCTGGAAATGGTGGAGATGAATCTAAAATTGCAGCTGGACTTAATCCAGGTAAAGCATATGTAAAAGGTTATGAAATTGCAAGATTAGGTACTAGTTATGTTGAAGTAGATAAAGCAAGAGATTACGAAACACAAAATAACTTTAAATCAAGTTATGATGTTTCTAACTTTTCATATGTTAATAATATGTATAGTACACCAGATGTTGGTTATGTTCCAGGTGATACAGAGGCATTTAAATCTTTAACTTTATATTCAGAAGGTACTTCTGTTAGAGGTTCAGCAAATACAGGTCAAGGACACTCAACAAATAAAATTGGTTATGCAAAATCACGTGGTATGGAATATGTTGATAGTTCTTCTGTAAATGCTATAATGTCCCAAGCTAACTATGCTAAACATTTCTTATTTGATATTGAAATGTTTTCACACGCTAGTGTTATTAATGCTACAGGTTCAGGAGGTTTTGGTACAGGAGAAACTATAACAGGTTCTCAATCTGGCGCAACTGCTACGGTACAATCAGGAACAACTCAATTTAGTGCAAACTCTATTGCTATGGGAATAGCAAGTCCAGGCGAAGTAACCTTTGGTAGTGACCACAATTTACGTGATGGTACGCAAGTTGTAATGAGTAATGACGCTTCTGGTGAAATGTTTATAGATTCAACATTAGCTTCTGTGCCTAGAACATTTACTATTAGAAAAAAATTAGGTACTACAGATACAATTGAATTATATGATGTTGATGGTACAACACCAATCAATATGACAAGTCATAATAACAATACAGATTTAAAATTTACTGCTACTCATTTAATTTTAGGTAATGTTAAAGGAGAATTTACAGCAGGAGAAACAATTACAGGTGGAACAACAGGTTTAACTGGTTCTTTACAACCAGATGTTATAGGACAAAGAGCAGTTAGGTCTTATGATTTTTCTAATGTTAAACAAATTACAATGTCAGGTTCCCCAACTTATACAGCTGATACAGCTATAAATTCAGCATATGGTGAAGTTGTCAATTTAACTGGTACAATGTCAATTGCAAATTCTGGAAGTATAATTACAGGATTTGGTACTAGATGGACAGAAGAATTAAAAAATGGAGATTCAATAGTTTTTGTAACCGACGCTGGTACTACAAAATATGCTAAAGTAGCAACGGTTGATAATGATAACCAAATACAATTAACAGAAGTGGTTGGTGGTGCTGATGTTTCTACTAAAACAATTTTAATAAGACAAAGATCAAAATTACAAGGGGCAGATAAAAATATTTCTATATTTAAAATGCCTACTGAAGCTATTAAAACTTTAAAGACAACACAAAATTTAGGAATTACAGATACTAACTTTACGGTTAGAAGAAACTTTACAGGAACATTATCATCAACTGGTGAAATAGCAATTTCAGCAGGAACAAATGAAACTTTTGCAGGCGCTAGTAATAGAGACTTTGTTGTTTCAATTATTCAACAAGCGGCTACTATAAAAGGACAATTAGGTGATGTTTTAAAAGTAGAAGGTAATAACCACGCAGGAAATCCTATCTTTACGTTAGGTGGTTCTCCAACAGGTAAAACTTTAACTTTAGATTTTGGTAATGATTTTAACGGACACAAAGTAAAAATTTTAGCAACGGTTAACCGTGGTATAGCAAGTTCAAAATCAAAAACACTTCATACAGGTGAAACGATAGCTTTAGATAGCCAAGTTGCTCTTGAAAGTGGTACGGTTGGTTTAGGAAAAGCTGATGTATATAAAATCAATAACATTTATATGTCTGCTGATTTTTCAACACCTGCTACTACTTCGGATACAGATGTTACCAATAGATATAATTTAGACACAGGTCAAAGAGATAACTGGTACGATATTGGAAGAATAAAACAAAAAACAGGTGCAATCACAGCAACAGGAAGATTATTGGTTAATTTCCAATATTTCTCTCACGGTTCAGGTGATTACATTGACGTTGATTCTTATGATGGTGTTATAGATTACAAAGATGTTCCGACTTATACGTCTGATACTTCTGGAGTAGAATTTAAATTAAGAGATTGTATAGATTTTAGACCAAGAGTAGATGACGCTTCATCAATTAATATTGGTTCATCTCCTGACCGTTCTTATGATGGTAGTGGTGCTTCAACGGTTGATGTATTAAAATTTCAATCAAACTTAACTAGTGATTTTGAATATTACTTACCAAGAATAGATAAACTTTTCCTAGACAAAGACGGAAACTTTAGAATAGCTAAAGGTGCAAGTTCATTAAATCCACAACAACCGAAAAGTGTTGATGGTGCTATGCATTTATACACTATGAATATTCCTGCTTACACAATAGATACTGCTGGAATCAATATTGAAAAAATTGATAACAGAAGATATACAATGAGAGATATTGGTAAGTTAGAAAACAGAATTGAAAATTTAGAGTACTATACTCAATTATCTTTATTAGAAACAGCTGCTCAGAATTTACAAATACAAGATAGTGCTGGTTTTGATAGATTTAAAAACGGATTTATTGTAGATAACTTTACAGGTCACCAAGTTGGTGATGTTGGTAATGTTGATTACAAATGTTCTATGGATATGGAATTAGGTGAAGTTAGACCTATGTTTAATGAGGATGCCGTACAATTAATTGAACGTGATGATGATGGTACAGCAATTTTAGATTCAGATAGAACGTCTGCTAGTTATAGAAAAACTGGAGATTTATTAACATTACCTTATTCAGAAATATCTATTATTGACCAACCATTTGCAAGTAAAACTTTAAACGTTAACCCATTTAATATTTTCAGTTGGATAGGTTCTATTGAATTAACACCAGCTACAGACGAATGGAAAGAAACAGAAAGAACACCTGAATTAGTAATTAATAATATTGGTGCTTTTGACACAATGGTTCAAGGTGGCGGTAATATAGAAACAGAATTTAATAGTACAGGTAGAGTAGAAATAGGAACGGTATGGAATGAATGGGCAAACTCTTGGTCTGGAACAAATCAATCTACTTCCAGTTCAACAGCCGGAAATACGGTAACAACTGCTACAACAACTACTACAAACACAGGACAAACTAGGCAGGGGATAAGAAATGCAATCATACCTCAAACGGTTCGTAATAGTATTGGTGATAGAATTGTTAATGTTGCTTTT